GGCCAGTTCCATTTAGTATCTTTTATCTGAAAGTTAATCTCTTGGGCAAATTCGCCCACCATTTCCCCAAAAGCTTCAGTAGCTAAGTCTTTTCCTAGATTCCAGTTAATCATTAAAAAATAGCTGCAAGTTATCCTTACAGCTATTATAGCAACTTTAGACTAACCGATTACGGATAGTCAACTCTTATGTCTCGTGGTGAGATATTAATTTGTCTTAAAGACTCAAACAAAAATAACTCATCGTTAATACGTTCTGTGGTTTGTTTACCAATAGTTTCTATGCCTTGAGTTAAAGAATCCGAAAAAGTCTTACAGTCTTGCGTGTAAGTTTTTTGAATAAACCACTGCCCGCAATTGCAGTCTTTCTCGTCTATTATGTATTTTACCTGAAAAGATATATATTTTAAGCCATGATAATTAATATCTGCCGAAAAACTTGAGTAACTTTTCCAAAACTTACACTCTCTTTTACTTGGACTAAGAACGTTTAAAACTTGGTCTTGAAACTCTTGAAATGACAGCATGATACTCCTGTTGATTTATTGACAATCCTAATAAAACTAAAACTTTAGTTGAATATTTCGCTCAATTTGAAGGCATATCAAAACAAAAGATTTGGCGTGTGCGTACTGCCAACTTTGAACATATTCCCTGTTTTCACTTAATAACCCAACTGACCAACTTTGATACTGGCAAGAAAAGGAAATTATTATTCGACTGTCTGTAATGTTTGCAAGATACTCTTCTCCTATAAGAGTATCTTTATGTTGCTCAAATATCCAATTACAATGAGGAAACTTTTGCGTAACTACAGATTGAAACTCTTGAAATGATAGCATAATTACTCCCGTTGATTCGTTGCTGACAACTGATAACTGATAACTGATAACTGACTAATTGTCGCAGGCAACCCGAAAACCGTAGTCGAAGAGCGTTGTTAGATAAGGGATGATCCTGTCACGATTCGCACTGCGACAGATCTTCGGATCGTAGTACCAAGAACCGCCGCGCAGACAACTATCTTCGCACCACTCCCAAACATTACCACTCATGTCATAAAGCCCCCAAGCATTGGGCTTTTTCTGTCCTACGGGATGAGTTGTGTCATTAGAATTTCCATAATACCAAGCGTAATCTCCTAACTGATTATCATTATCACCAAAATAATAGCGAGTGGTTGTCCCGGCACGACAAGCATATTCCCATTCCGCTTCTGTGGGTAGGCGATAGGTTTTCCCGGTTATTTGACTCAATTTCTGACAAAAAGCTTGAGCATCGTTCCAACTAACCTTTTCTACCGGATTTTGTGGATTGTTTTTAAAGTAAGAAGGATTGGTTCCCATTACCTCTTGATATTGTTCCTGAGTAATTGGATATTTGCCAATCGCAAAACTGTTGACTTTAACTTGGTGTTGAGGCTTTTGATAATTTTGAGCATCAGGATCACTATCAGGAGAGCCTATGAGAAACTTACCTGCTGGTAAGCTCACCATTTCTAATGCGACTTGATTGGGTAGTTTTTCGGTCATCGTGAACTCCTTACTCTTAAATGTTTTGTGTTCTAACCCCGCAAGTTTAGCTAACTCAACCAGATCATCTGTATCTGCATTAGCAAGACGCAGGTATAGTTCTTCAACTTCTCGAATAAAATCTGCATCACTTATTTTTTTGCTCCTTCTAGTTTATAGACACGGATACATAACTTTGATGTGTCCCGCTTTCCGTAAATCAATTAACTGACACTGCACACGGAATAGCTGAGTTAAAATATTATGGTATGCAATTTGCTCTTGGTCGGTTATCGTGAACTCCTTTGGTTTTTTTGGTATATACCCAATATAACAGGTATATGTTTGGATGTCAAGTGTTTTTTTGTTTTTTTTTCAACCGATAACGACGACATCTTTCGGCGTTAGTCATTGAATCAGGGTGGGGGGGTTTTCCTGCTGGATTACCGGTAAAGTGGTAATTGCAGTCTTTACAGCGATAACGCTGTTTTCCTGACACAGAGAACCCTTTTTTAGAGATTCTCTGTGATTGACATTTAGGACATTGCATTGTCATTTAATGATAGATGAGAATACTGTAACAGTAGATCAATCCATTGATCTTTGGTGTAACCTAACGTTTTCCCGTTAATGGTTGAAGTAATTAGTCCTATTTTGCTTGCAAGTGCTACTAATTCGGTAGATTTTAGTCTTTTAAGACTTCTTTCTGTTTTAACAAATAGTTGCCTGTGTTCGTGAGAACCAATAGTGACATTTTTGAATTTTTGAGCAAATTCCTTTAACGTGTTTAACCCGTTCATCTGTTTAACTCTTTTGTGTTTGTTGGTATATACCCAATATAACAGGTATATGTTTGTATGTCAAGGGGTTTGTCAAACTTTTTTATTATCTTTTTGTAGTTTGTAGATTTACTTATGGTTACACTGATCGCAGGACTGCCAAAAATCTCGGAAAATCAAGCTAATAAAGCAATCACACACTTTTTGACAGATGACAACTGATAACTGATTACTGTTTCACCAAATTACTGAAAAGATAGATGGGATTAATAGCTTGAGTGGACAAATAACACCGTTATTTTTAAACTCAATAACGTTACACTGTCTCATCCACTCAATATGATAGTAGTAGTAATGACCGTCTTTCTCGACAACTATTACTAGGTAGTATCCAGCGATTATTTTTCTTAGCGAAGAAAAACTTAAAAGTTTTTTCTCAGAAAATAACTCTTGATATTTTGCTTCATCCATAATCTTGTTTTTCCGTGTTTTGTTTGCTTGATTCTATCTTATGATATTCTCCCAGAAACGTCAACTATCTGGGAGAATCTTTTTTGAGCAAGTGTACTACTGATAACTGATAACTATAGGTTCTGGTTTGGCTTTTAATTGACTGTTTTTTAGTTGCTTATTTTCCTGTTCAAGTCGATAAATACGAGTATGTAATTGAGTAATACGAGCCGTCAAGCGGTTGATAATCTCAGATCCTTCTTGAATAGATTGAGTCAATTTAAAATTTTCCCGTTCTAAGTTTTCGGCTTTATCGAACTCTTGGTATTCTAAGTCAGGTTGACTTAACAACCAATCAACGAGAGTAACCTGTGTTTTTTCAGAGAAAGATAACTCATTATTAGTTTTTAGTTGGTTGTCACTTCTTCGATCCTCTTGTGGGATGTATTTGCAATGTTCTAAGCAGTCTTCATCAAACGATTTATCGTTAGACATGATTTATTACTTCCTGTGTTTTGTTTACTTTTCTATATTAGATCGTTCTCCCAATAAAGTCAAGTAGATGGGAGAATTATTTCTGAGCGTTTGTACTACTGATGACTGATAACTAGAAGCTAACTAATCTCTATGTCGTTAGCGTCAGCAAAGTCATTGACATCCATAAACCAGTCTGACCATTCATCAGGATCGGATAGATTGACTTTATCGACTGTCCACTGTCCATATAAATATAGCCCTGCTTTCCACTTGTCAGGATATGGATGCTTTGCTTTTTCGGTATCGTTGGGAGTAAGAATAAACTGGAGAATGTCTTTTCCCCATTTACCTTTTTTGATATTGTAAAGGCAAGACAATGCGTCAATTAAGTCGTCGCACTCTTGTTGGTAGTCAGCAAAGTTTTCTGGTAATTTAAATTTAGGTTTTTTAGCCTTGTTATCCGTCAGTTTAGGTTCTGATTTGGTTTCTAATTGACTGCTTTTTAGTTGCTTATTTTCCTGTTCCAGTTGATAAATACGAATTTGTAATTGAGTAACAGATTCGTTTAGAACTGTTATTTGATTTGTTTCTCTTTGCAGTAGAAAAACTGTGCATTCAAGATCATGTATTCGTTGCTTTAAGTTTTCAATCCATGCTTCATTGTACTCTTTGTCCTGCTTTAATTCATGAATACTAGCCGTCAAGTGGTTAATAATCTCAGATCCTTCTTTATTTTCACGCTGTCTGAGATTGTGCATCTCTTGAATAGATTGAGTCAATTCAAGATTTTCCCATTCTAAGTTTTGAACTAAATTAGTTAATTGCCGATTTTTTCCCCATAGTTCCTCATTTGAAATAGAGGTCTTAGTAATTGCATCTTCACCTAACAACATATCAACAAGCGCAACTTGTCGTTTTTCAGAGAAAGATAACTCATTATCAGTCTTTAGTTGGTTGTCAATTTCTTGATCCTCTTGTGGGGTGTATTTGCAATTATCAAGAGAATCCCACAAATTATCAAATTCAACACAGTTATCTTGATCATAGTTTTCTAGTGCGTCCCAAAGCTTTTGGATGTCATAATTTGCAACAAATAACCCTTGCGTTTTGACCGTAACATAATCACCGTTATCAGTGACTGACAATTTTTCTCCAAAACACTCTTGGTTAATTTGATTGAGGGTGCTTTGGAGCAACCTGATAATTGTGGTTTTTTCGTAAAGTTCGATATTTGAAGTCATTTTTTTGTCCTCTTGTGGGGTGTATTTACAATGATCGAAATAATCCCAAAGATCGTAACAGGAAAGCTCGTACTCTTCTTGACTAAAATTTTCTAGTGCGTCAAAAAGCTTTTGAGTGTCATAGTCAGCAACAGATAAACCCTGTCTTTTGACTGTAACATAATTGCCGTTATCGGTGACGCTTAGTATTCCGTGGTTTCCCTCAAAGTATCTTTGGTTAATTTGATTGAGATTTTTTTCGATATGCTTGATAAGTACCAATGTTTCATACTCGTAAAGTAACCAATCATCATTAATGGAAGTCATAACTTTGTCCTCTTGTGTTTGTTTGCTTGCATTTCTATTATGGATCATTCTCCCAATAAAGTCAAGTATGTGGGAGAATTATTTTTGAACGTTTGTACTACGTCTTTGTTTGTAACGTTGGTGTTGATCCTGTTTTCGTTTAGGATCGAGTTCTCGGTGTTCCAAGCAGTATCCAGAATTGTTACGGGTATTGAGTGCCGTAAATTCACCCAAAACTAAGCAGGCAGCACAGTATTTAGTTTCAGGGATAATTGCTTCTGTAGAAAAGTTGATTCCTTTTTTTGCGATTATCTGAGGAGGCTTATCACAGATTAAAGCTACTCTTGTCAAGGCTATGCCTGATAAAGAGTAATCTTGTAGTTTAACAAGACTTAAGTTAGTGTCAATGTTGTCGATTTTTTGAATAGAAGATTTTAAAACCTCAAAATCTTCTAATTTAAGAGACAAGATTAAGATCATAGTGGTTTTTGTTAGTGTTAATGTGAAACGGGGAATTATCCCCGTTTTGACTTAGTTGCTTGGTTTACCAAATGCTATAAAAGTGATAGCCGCCTTTTATAACCTCTACGCCGCTGAAATGGGCGTTATTGTGTTTGTAAGCGGCGTATATCTCTTTTTCCATCGGCAACTCTAGGGACAAATCAACTAAAGCCGTCACGCTGTAGAGTGTGTCGTGACATCCGCGAGCTAAACCTCCCGCAGGAACCTTAACTAGCTCCGAGACATAGATAGTGGTGTAATTTAGAACGTCAGTCATATTATGGCCGTGTTTTGTCTGAATAGCTTTTGCTATAAAACTGGCAATCGTGTGACTTTCCCAGTACCATCCGTGGGGACCGATGTAACCATCTTCGTAAATACGAAGTCTGTTGGCTTTAAACTTTTTAAATCCAGTTTGTTCTGTGTTCATGATTGTTACTTCTCCGTGTTTTGTTTACATTTCTATCATAGATCGTTCTCCCAGTAATGTCAATAAATTGGGAGAATCTTTTCTGAGCATTTGTACCAATAAAAAACGCTTAACTAAGCTAAGTGTTTTTTATTGCTGACTAAGCGATAAGTGTACTCATGAAGCTTTAGCCTTGTCATCAAAAGCATCTATGATGTTTTGCCCTATTTTTGCTTTTTCAATTGCGCTATACTTATTCCATTCTAAGTAAGAACCTGGAATGTCAATGTTAGCGGCGACTAACTTTTTGACAGCTAACCTAGCCGCTTCTTTTTCGCTTAGATTTTCATACTTAACTGGGTTTCTAGTTTTAAATCCTACACTAGACATTATTTCTAATCCTGTTGGGATGTGATAAATGCAGTAAGCGTCATTTCCTCCCGCAGAAATCAGATAATCGCCCAAAGCTTCTCCTTTTACTTTTCTAGTTTCACCTTCTCTGTTTAGAATAGATATGGTCTGTTTGGTAAATTTTGTGTTATCGATTACTTCTTGAAACTTATTTACGCATGGCATCTCACCGAAAAGATTTAATTCTAATTGTTTGGTTCTGAGTTCAATTGCTTGAGTTTCGGTTATATTGATTTGAGTATCCTTAGATTTATTAATTGTCTTTTCTGGTTTCCGATAAAATTCGTCTTTAAATGCTTGTTTTTTCTCGATCCATAGACAGTATTTTTCTGTTAATCCCCTTTTATCCATTTCTTGCTGGTATTGATCAACCCAATAAACTACCTGTAGAAGGAGATGGCGATCTCCCCATTGAATATCTTTTTGTGTTCTAAAGTCTCTTTGCATTGATTGGGCAGCTAAAGAATACTTCCATCCGTCAATAATTTCTTTGTCTGTCCGTTCAGGAGATGGTACTTTGCAGTGTTTTTTAAGGGTAGAAACACTAACAGGGATTTTAACAGTTATATTTTTGATTTCTGCTGGTTTCTCTTGAATTAATTCTAATTTACTAACTTTTTCTCTTAAAAGTCTGTATTTATTTGATCTTTTTTCCGATCTTTTTATAGAAGCTTCGCTAGGTCTTTTCCAGAGTCCCTTCCCAGTACACTTATCTCGATATTCTTCACGTTCTAAGTCTTCTAATTCGCTAACAATCTCTAATAACTGTTTTTTAGATTCTTCTGTTAATAATTGAAAAATAAATTGTCCTCCTGTCAGTGCGTTTAATGATCTTTGTTGTTCCCATGTTAGGGTAATTTCTTTTTGCTCTAGATTGAATTGCTCAATAGCTGATTCTACTTTTAGAATTTCTATAACAATCTTAGCTTTGGCACGATTGCCTTTTGTAATCTTAAGTTGAGATTCCAATCGAGCTAATTTAGTTTGTAAGGTGTTCATGTCGTCGTTGTGTGTTTTGTTTACTTTTCTATATTAGATCGTTCTCCCAATAAAGTCAAGTAGATGGGAGAATTATTTTTGAACGTTTGTACTAAGTATATTTACTTGTTATCATTGTAAATAGATTGTAGATAGGGTGATCGACAACCGAAACCGTTACCCTGTAAAGGTTCTAGACTTTGTTGATAATGTCGATGTCTTATAAAGGAAAAAGATAAAAGAATAAACCAGACTGGACAATAAAAAACTGTAAAGTAAAAAAAGCAAACAAAGTCAACAGCAAGGCTGTTGGATTGTGATTCGATTGTAGATAACCTTATCTACAATCGAAAGCCTTGCAGGGTATAGGTTTCAAAGTTTGTTTATCTTGTTGACACTCTATACAGGGGAGAGAAAAAATAGGGAGAGATAAACGAACTGGACAATAAGAAAAAAATAAAAAATCCTGACACGGGGAAATAGAGTAACAATACTAACAAAGTCTAGAACCTATATATATCAATGCTTTTTATTGTTGATCACCTTATCTACAATCTATTTACAAACCAACAAACTATAAACCCCCTATGGACTCATAGGGGGTTTATATGAGTTTAGGTAT